CCGACGTGGTGGAGATTGTGGGCGAGGACAACGCAACTGCGGTTATCCTCAACGCCAAGGTTGCGGAAATCTCCGCCGCCTGCAACGCCGCTATCGAGGCGGGGGTTGACATCGAGCTGAACGGTGAGACGGAGCATTTCAACCTGGACATCAAAGACCAGAGCAATATCGCCAACCTGTTCCGGGTGGTGGAGCTGGGCGGCACTGAGTTTCCCTATCAGGCGGACGGCGGCAAGTGCCGCATCTACACCGCTCTGGAAATCGCGCAAATCTACATTGCGGCCCAGACCGCTATCACCTCCCAGACCACATACCACAACGCTCTCAAGGCGTATGTGCAGTCTCTGACCGATGTGGAGAAGATTTCCGCTGTCACTTATGGCATGAATCTTCCGAAAAAGTATTCCGCTGAGATGAATGAGAAGCTGGCGGTCGCACAGGCGCAGATGGAGGCCATTGTGGCCCGTCTGAACGGTCAAGAGAGGTAACATATGGGGAACAGAGAACGTGCCGGGAAGTGGCTTCTGAGCGTGCTCCTGTGGGTCTGGACTGGCACGCTCTACTTCTTCATTGAGGTCATATGGAAGACCTCGCACGGCAGACCGGAGATGATTAGCTGGACGATGCTCTTGCTGGCTATTATTCTGGCGGTGCCGTTAGAACGGTTCGGAGCTGAGCTGCCATGGGAAATGCCGTTGATGGTACAGTCCGCTGTGTGCGGAGTTGCTATCACAGTGGTTGAGTTTGTGGCCGGACTCATTATCAATGTGTGGCTCGGTATGGGCGTATGGGATTACTCCGCTATGCCTGGGAACATCATGGGACAGGTGTGCCCGCAGTTCCTGGCGATGTGGATGATACTGGCGGCAGTCGGCATTGTGATGCTGGACTGGATGCGGTATGGCGTTGAGGGCGGAGAAAAGCCTCGCTACACGCTCTGGAGAACACGTTCCTAAATAGGGCCGAAATGGGCAGAAAAAATGGGAGCTCGCCAATTACGGCGGCTCCCATCTGCTATGTGCGGTTATAAAAGTGATGTTTTATAAGGGGGTGGTTTCGTGAACGAAGCTACTATCTGGAGGTTCCTGAAATCCCAAGGCATGACCGACGCTGGCGTCGCTGGCCTGATGGGAAATCTGTTTGCTGAGAGTGGGCTCAATCCGAAGAACCTCCAGAACACATATGAAAAGAAACTCGGGTACACAGACGTAACCTACACCGCTGCTGTAGACAACGGCAAATACACAAACTTTGTTCGGGACAGCGCAGGCTACGGCCTGTGCCAGTGGACGTATTGGTCTCGGAAACAGGCTTTGTATTCCTTCTGTAAGGCCATAGGAGCGTCCATCGGAGACCTTGATGCCCAGCTCAGGTTCCTCATGAAAGAGCTTACAGAGAGCTTCAAGAGCGTCCTGGGGGTGCTTATGACTACGACATCCGTGCGGGAGGCGTCTGACGCTGTGCTGCTCCAGTTTGAGCGTCCGGCAAAGATGAACGACCCGGCTGTCCAGCAGAAGCGTGCTGGGTACGGACAGAACTATTACAACCAGTTCGCCGGAGCGGCGGCGGAGAAAGGAGATGGCGGGACGATGAAGTATACTTCCGCAAACCCGCCCATGAAGTGTTTCATGCGGCAGAGTTCCTGGTATAAGGGAGCTGGGAAAACCACCATCCGGGGTGTGCTGTGGCATTCCACCGGTGCAAATAACCCCAATCTGAAACGATATGTCCAGCCCGATGATAATGCCGTAGACCGAGCCAGGATGTTGGAGCTGCTGGGCGTGAACAAGAGCGGGAACGACTGGAACCACATTTCCAGGGAGGCCGGTGTCCATGCTTGGGTCGGTAAGCTCGCCAGCGGCGAGGTAGCTTCCGTTCAGGTTGGCGATTGGGACAAGAAGGCATGGGGCTGTGGCTCTGGCAAGAAGGGCTCCTGCAACAATGGCTGGATTCAATTTGAAATCTGCGAGGATAACCTGAGCGACCCGGTTTACTTTGAAAAGGTTTACCGGGAAGCGGTTGAGTTGACAGCCTATCTGTGTAAGCTCTACAACCTTGACCCGCAGGGCACGGTCACATATAGCGGTGTCAGGGTGCCAGTTATTCTGTGCCACCAGGATAGCTACCAGCTTGGCCTTGGTTCCAATCATGGCGACGTTCTGCACTGGCTCCCGAAGTACGGGAAGAGTATGCAGACTGTGCGTGATGATGTCTCCGCTCTACTGGTGGGGGCGAATACCAACAAAGAGGAGGATGACGACATGGATGTGGCACGTTTCAAGGAGCTCTGGGGTGAGATGCGCAAGGAACTTCAGGACAATGACAGCAGCAAGTACAGCGAGGAGGCCCGTGCCTGGGCGACTTCCACCGGCCTGATTGCAGGCAACGGCACAGAAATCAATGGCGAACCCAACTATATGTGGGCTGATGTGCTCACGAGAGAGCAATTCGTCACCGTGTTGTACCGCTTTGCGAAGCTGATGGGCAGGGCGTAAGGAGACTAAGTATGTCGCACTGCAAATTTACTGCTTCTGGTCTGCTCATATGGAGTGAGCTGCCAGAAGTTTTAATCATCGGCGGAGTTTCATTGGATAGTGCGGATAAAGAGATGATTTGTAAAAATGACCATCAAGATTGAGCGAGGGCGGAAGAAACCCAGACGGCGCAAGAAGAAGCGCCAATCTATCGGGTTTACGAACAAACTCGCCCTCTACCTCATGCTGTTTCTGGCAGCAGGGCTTGCGGGTGGATTCATTCTCGCTTGGAAGAGTATCGAGTTCCAGTATATGGGCGCTCTGGCGTGCTTCACCGTGGTGTTCACCCCGGTGGGCACCGCCATCGGCATCGTGCTGAACAGCATTGTGCGCAAGAGCGAACATGAGAACACGAGTGCTGAGGGCGAGGGAATCAAGTTCGCTGCTGCAAAGGCGGCGGGATTTGCACAAACGGATGATGGGGTCGAAGAGAGCCCCGCAATTTGAGAGGAGGAGTGACTATGAACATGGAGTGGCTGCAGCTTATTGTGTCCGTTCTCGCCGGTCTGGCTACTGCCATCCCTCTGGCTATCAAGCTGGTGGAGTATGTCCAGAAGGCTGTAAAAGAGAAGAATTGGGGGAAGGTGCTGGACATGGTGATGAAGTACATGGCAACTGCTGAGGAGAAGTTCGATAACGGCGCAGACCGTAAGGAGTGGGTGCTGGCTATGGTCAAGGCATCTGCGGACACTGTTGATTACGACATCGACATGGAAGTTATCAGCAAGCTCATCGACGACCTGTGCAACATGAGCAAGAAGGTTAATGCACCTGCGGAAACCGGAGAGGCAGGTGAGTAAGCTATGAGCATTCAGGAAATTCTGGCAAGCTCCGGCGGCGCTCTGGTCATCCTGATGACGCTGGTGCAGATTGCGCCTATCAAGGTCAATCCGTGGTCTGCTATCGGGAAGATGATTGGGAAGGCACTGAACGGTGACGTGATTGCGAAGTTGAATGAGGTGCAGGGCCGTCTGGACGAACATATCCGCATCGACGATGAGCGTAATGCGGATGCGCACCGAGTTCAAATCCTGCGTTTCAACCGGGAACTTTTGCAGGACAATATCCCCCATACTCAGGAGGATTTCATCGAAGCCCTTTCTGAAATTGACTTCTATGAGCGTTACTGCAAAGAGCACCCAGAGTATGAGAACAACCGGGCGGTGCTGGCGATTCAGAATATCGAGCGGGTGTACAGCGAAAGGCTGGAAAAGCACGATTTTGGTAATGCCTGAAATAAAAATAGGAGAGTTACTTGCGATTGCAGGTAGCTCTCCTTCTTTTTACGCTTTATAATTGGGGTTTTCAATCCACGGGCCAGACACAGGCTTCGTGGAAGAAAAGTATCTGGTCTCTATGGGGAGGTAAGGCACTCCGTCTTTGTGGGTCTCGGCCATGAATCTGACGTTGGTCTGGTGGAGAACCTCGGCAATCTGCTCCTCTGTGAGCTGGTCAGTATACGTTTCTCCTTTGGGAGGGAAAGCACCGTCGTCTATATAAATAGAGCAGGCATGGGTACGCCCAGCGTTTTCTCCGAGCATTTCCTCAATGGAACGCCAGTTTACCGAAATAATCTTCCCTGCGTTAATGGCCTCGATGTATTTTTCTACCATAGTGGTCTCCTTCCCGAATATTTGCTTACAACATCGCTGATTCATTATAGCTTATATCAGCGCTCTTGTAAACAAATATTTTATATGTACACGCCCCAGTTTGAACCGTTTCCAAGGGCGTAAAAGTCGTGGTAGGTTGATTGTATAGCTTTA